ACTAGAGTAGCTTCAAATGAAGTTGGTATAGCTGTTCCACTGTCTCCCCAATCGAATGACAGTGCCAAATTGAAGTCAACAGATCCTTCTGGCCTCATGAAGTAGTTGATGGTTCTGTAATTCTTTCTGACTTCTGTATCACCCTGATCAAGGTAAGGTGGTGCAAAAATGCTGAGGATATCATCACCATCAAAATTATTTCCAGACTCTTGTGTGTAGACTAGTCCGTCAAAATCACCGTGAATGACTATCTCTCGCCCATTGATAAACTTAGATGTAGCCACATTAGATCTTATACCGAGAAGACGACCCCATTCCCATTGAACCTTAGATTGACCAGCTTCTCCAAGTCTAAGTCCACCTATAATTCCATAAGAGTTTGTTTTGTCGTTATCATCGCCACCATAAAAGAATCTTACCTGAGATTTATTACGAATGGCAACAGCATTCATCTCACTAACATCTGTATTATTAATAATATCAAGAATTAGAAGTTGAATTGGCTTAGAGATTGTTTCGATCTCAACGTCACCAATTCTAGAAGTTCCAGCCACTGGTCTAAAACCATCTGGTGATAGAAACATAATATCACCACCAACTTCAATCACTGTATCTGGGGCGATGCAACCAATATTATCAGTAACATCCTTAATAGTGAATGTACCAGTCGAGTCAACTTCAATCTTCTGAATAAAATTACTACCAAATACATAGTTAGTGCTTCTTTGTGGTTTTATCTGGACCACTTCTTCTCTAGCAACAAGTTGTCCACCACCAGAGGCTGAAGTCCAATCATAGTATGTATTAGGAGCACTATGTGCAATTACTGCAGCTGCAGTGTACTCATTTGCCATAAACAAGTGATTCTCGTAAACAGTGATTACTGATGGTTTAGTAAGTGCCTGAGCACCACCAGCATGAGCTAGATCCGCTCCAGTATCTGTAGGATCAATATGACCCCAAGTAGTCCCATCGTATGTAATGGCATTATTGACACCATCAACAAAAGCAATTGTATTTCCAACACCAAAATTAAACTGTACTGATCGAATACGAGTAACAGTACGATATGTATCAGTAGTGTTTAGAGTGATTGGAAGTGTCTGGGCGTTCCACCCTACACCAGCTTGAAATTTATACCACTTGTAAGTAGTACCAGATGTATCTTTTCTAGCTGCTAGGTATTCAACATCACCAGCACTAGTTTGAAAAATAGCAAGTCCGAGAACTGGACCCTCAGCTGAACCTACTCCAACTTCAGCATAATCTGCATCAAATTTAGTATAACCATTAATTCTACGATATCCACCAGCCAATGAAACTTCATAATTCAATAGACGAGTCGCAGATCCGGAGAGCCGTTCACTCAAGAGAATGTGATTCTCATTTGAATAAAGTCCACCTTCGCAAACAATCCTCTGTGTTGTGATTTTATCAGGCATCTACGTACTTCCTATTTCGATATCTATTTCCGTAGTTGACCATTGTACTTTCCATAGACTCATTATCATTAATAAGAATGGTTTTCATTCTCTTGAGATCTTCTTTGGCGTCCATCATGGCTGTATCAAACATCTCTCTATTACTTCTGAACCTATGCATATAAGGGGTGGCAAAAGAAATGATGATGTCATCGTAAGCTGTAGGAATGGAGCAAGTATCGTCGTATAGTGTCAAAGATTCAATCTGTGAAAAGTACCCATAAGAAACTGTGTAGGCTTTATCTGGATTAGGTGTCACACCGAACTTGTTTCCATTAGTCTTGAATACATAGTTCGGAATAGTAATACCAGCGGTAGTGTTGTCAAGATCATTCATTTCGAGACGAAGTTGATATTCATCCCTATTGATCTTTCTGAGTTTCGTAGTATTGACTCCGAGGGTATCGTCTTTTAGAATTTTAAAAGAGTCCCAATCAGGAATTTTGAAATCTGCTGGAAAATCATACTCTGTTTGACCAATAGTCAATACTTGAGTAGTTTCCGTATAGTTAAAGGGCCATTCAAAAGCTTCTCGATTGATCCTCTTGATGGCTTTGTTAATTGACGCCTTGGCGTGTGCTTGCACATTTCTTGCATTTGGAAAATCTACAGCAGAAATTTCCACTTCATTAAAATCAACCAGCAAGCTATTTGTAAGATCAAGGAAAGTAGAAGACATAGATTATCCTATAGGTATTAGATATGAAAAATGAGAGAGGGGCCGAAACCCCCCTCCCACAGTTATGTTACGAACCAAGCGCAGCAAGGCCCGGCGATTCACTATCACCGATATCTGCGATAACAGCCCATACACGTACAACGCCCGTAAGCAAAGTACCGGTCATGGTCGGAATCAAGATATCAACAGTGTCTGCAGTAGCTACGACTGTAGCAGTCTGCACACCATTAGCAGAGTGAGCACCAGCAGCAGCGCCATCGAGGTCAAAACCATCGACCAAAAGGTCAACGTCTCCACCAGTGATGCCGACATCAATCGTGACATCAGTAGCAGTACCAGTCGTTGCAGTCAGAACCTCAAGGCCACCACCGAGAATCATGCTATTAGCGGGAATATTTAGTGCCTGAATAACATCAGCAGCAGCGAGAGCAGAGCCCTTAGCTGTGACAGCATCAGCAATGTCAACTTCATTATCGATCACGTAAACTTTACGTACGTTGCTGAAAAGACTCTGATGTGAACCATTACCCTCTAGGAGGGCCATATCAATAGTAGCCATTATTTATTTCTCCTTAAGGATTAGTTGATGTTGTAAGTTGCACGAACGAGGGCTTCAGGGCGGATGATCTTACGACCATACAGATGAAGACCACGAACAATGTCAGCGAACGACTGAGTATCACGGAACTTTTCAGTCTTAGTGATCTGAGAAGCAGAGGACACTGCACTATCATGACCAGCAACAATCACACCGTAGTTGGTAGTCGAACCGCCAGCAGTTGCTGTGCCGGGACCAGTACCAAAGGTCGGAAGGTTGTTGGACATATAGACCTTAAAGCCACGGACCTTGCCAGCGACCAGACGGCCATTGGTAAGAGCTTCCGAACCCTGATAATCGTGGTTCATGAACTTCGAGTTCTCATCCATCAGGACTTCAGCGAACACGGGGTCAACCACAATCCAGCGGCCATCCGGGTCAGCATTCTTCTGGTCGAGAATACGATTCATTCGGTTAAGGACTTCAAGCGGAGTCGCATCATAAGTACCAGAAGTACCCATGACAATCGAGTTGGTATCGCCACCACCGAAATCAGAACGGTCGAGCTTATGAGCTGCAAGCAGTTCGTCAGAGTCAGCAGTAAGCTGAGCCTTCGTACCTACTGCAGTAGTGCGAGCTTGCCAAACACCCGATACCTTTTCATAACCGGACATATATCCGAGAATGTCAGCATCGTAGTTGTCGGCAAGACGGTAAGCTGCACGGTCCTTAGCCATGGAAATCCAATCGACGTGTGCGTGTGCGTCTTCGATATCATCAAGCTTGAATGCAAAGGCATTAGCACGATCAATGACAAGGGTGAAGTCGCTGTCTTCGAGATCCTGAGGCGTAACCTGAGAACCACGAGCATACGCAGTCACATTGATTTCTGGTTCACGGAGGATCTTAACAGTGTCACCAAAGTTAGCGATCTCGCCCATGTAGTTATTATTAACGATATCCTCAGCTACAGCCTTCTTACGGAACTGCTTGAGGACCTTTTTGGAATAAATCTCCGGAGAGAATGATCCATTAGGTAGATTGCCGTAACCGGCAGCGGTTTGAAATGCCATTTTGTATCTCCTATAATGACAATAATGTTTAGTATGTTGTTTGTCCTATATAGAAGAGGCCATCTATCAGAGGTTGTCAATTCTCACCAGCTTGCGCTAACTAATGAGTTTGAGGCTCTAACGTGTGGGTAGTCTTACAATATGTTTTGGAGCGCCTAGTAATAGGTTGCGCTGCTATTACCGTGCAGCACCAGAGATGTCATACAAGAACTTTCCATTGCGAATTGCTTCGTCAATTTCATCTTCGTATTTCTCGAAGTCTCTTTCCGACATCTGATTTACTTGTGATTCGGAGAACAAATATGCTCACTTACCTCTAGATGAAGGGGCCGAAGAACCACCGCTAGAGACATACTCTGCAGCACTTTTCGGGTTGGCCTTTGTCTTTTGAGGCTTATTTGATTCTGTTAGCACTTCTGCTTTATAAAGTTTGATTGCATCAGAAGCTTTTCTCCAATCAGTACCATTCGGGTCATACAAGACCTCCTTGATCCAATCGGATCCACTAACTGCTTTTTCGTCAACCCACTCAAGAAACTGAGCAGTTCCAGCAATCTTCTCGAAAAAGTCTGGGTGAGCTTTTGCAAGATTCATCT